TTAAATGCGTCCCATGTTCCTTTGAAGTTTAGGCCTGATGGTAGTTGGTCTACCCACTCAACTCCAGATCCTGCACCAAGGGAAGATAATACCTGTGTATTCGTACCAATGTTACCACCTGTATCTCTTATATCTCCGTAAAACTGCGTTGTATTGTATATTTGAAAAGGATTAGCATTTAACGTACCTATTGTTCCTACGTTAACTCTTTTGTAAAAGTTAGCGTCACCACGAACCTCAGTTGTTACATCAGCTAAAAACTCAGCTGTTGTTGGAACTGCTCCACCAACGTTAAGGTTTCCTTCTAGTCCTGTATCACCTAATACACCTACATTAGATTCAAACGTAGCTTTTACTGTATGTATTGTTGTACCAACTCCTGTTGGTGAAGTTATTTGTCTTATGTATGAATTACCTAGCTGTTGATCTGTTACCCACACCGGCATGTAACCAGGAGTTCCTGATCCAAAACCAAGTAGTGTAAGAATATAATTTGCAATACCTCCAACAGTAATGTTTATTGTAGGATTACCTGTTTGCGTAGTATCAGACGCGAGTATACGGTCACTAGGTTTTACCGTAGCTTGAGGATATGAATATATTATTGCCATGTTTTAATTTTTAGTATTCCCAACACCTTTTACAGCGTCAAGACCATATGTTTTAGAGAAATTTCTTAATTGATTTACCCTGAAACTATCTGCTTCATCAACACTAGCTGATGAATTGCTATCATCTAAAATTTGTTGTCTTTCCAAATCTGGTTTTAGTAAATATTTATAAGCTGCTTTAATCCTACTACTGTCTGGTGCGGTTATTGTTGGATATTCTTTTGTTATAACAGGAGCTTTAAATGCTTCTTGAAAAACTCCTTCTGGCTTTTCCTTGTCACCATTTTTCATTAATACGTTGTCCACGCGGTTATTTCCAACTACAGCTGTATCTTTTTCTAATTTTCTAAGTGCTGATCCAGCGTGTTTAGCTTTCATAGCGCTCTTTAAGTTTTTGATAAGTTTTGGGGTAAATGCTCCGTTCATAATATTGTTTTTTGTGTGAAGTGTACATTAAGTATACTTACATATAAATAAAAAAATTTACATTTATTTGGGTAAATTTAAAAATTGCTGTGTAATATATACTTCTATTATATAATATAATATATAATATATTACTCCTATCTAGATATTATACGTAGTATAATATCATAAGGGGCGAGAGATATTTAGAAGCTTGTTACAAATAGCGAGTCTTTGCGTTCTACCCCTAACTGCCTGATAATCAATACGTTACAAAATGGTTTAGATTTACCCGGGGCCCCCTCGTTTTTTATAGACAATGCAAAATGTTTTACGTTTTTGCCTCTGCGCCTACTATTATATTTATTTTATATATAACTAATAAACTAATTTTACAAACTTAATATTCTTATACTTTGATAATTTAAATGTAAAAAGAATAATAATAAACAAAGTTAAATGACTATATTTAATAATGACATTATGACATACTATGACACTTTGTGCAATGACATCTTGACACATTTAACTAATAAACAATTATACACTCTTAATTACAAATAAAATACTATCATTAAATGATAATATAATAAACTTAAATAACTTAATAATAACTTAAAATTAAAATTATGACTCAATTAAATTCAAAAAGATTTGTTCTTAGACAATCACTAGTAGGTAAAAATCAAACTATTAATGTTACTTTCAAAAATGGTAAATCATGTACTTATAATCATGATAAAGTATTTGAAATTATGAAAGATACACTTACAAAATTACCTTGCTGGTTAAAGTACAAATCATACACTAGTTCAACTAATGTACCTGTAAAAGTGAGAAATGTTGTTGAAGTAAAGTAAACAATCACTCTTAATTGTCACAATGGTTAATAGTGGTTCGATTCCACTCGTGACATCTAATTAAAATATTTAACTATGTTATACAATCAAACTCAATTAATAATCATTTCTCAAAGACTATTTAACAAGTCTCCATTCTTACTAACAAGAGAACAAAGACAAATAGTTTTACAGGAATACAACAAATTTAACTAAATTATGAAAAGAAAATTTCAACACTACGCAATCAACACACTATTATATTCATTAGCAACTCTTGCAATATCTGGAATACTAATGATTTCATATCACTTAATGTTTAACTCTCCAACTATCACTTTCGGTGGTTGGTAATAAAATCTAATAATTATGCAATTTATATTAACTTGTCCTAACGGAAAAAAAATAGATATGTCTAGCTACATACTAAAACAAATGAGTGGCGAAATGTCACGTGAAGATGTACAGACGAGAATTAACTTTTATAAAACTACTAATACTAAATAATATGACATTCACTGATTATCCTGCAGATAAAATCGCTGCAAAACTAAAACAAGCACAAGACTTTGAAGCTAAATATGGCGCAAATGATACAAGTCGTGGCTGGATTAAGTGGTGCACAGATATTAACTATCGCAAACGCGAGTGGCAATGGCGACAAAATATAGCTAAATGGCACGCTAATAAAAATAAAATATGAAAAGAGATTTATACAGATTTGCAAAAGCAAGAAAAGATAAAAGAGTTGAACTCTTTAAATTAAACAAAGAACAATTAGAAATGATTGAATATAACTATTATAAAAGATTTAATTCTAATTATTACAAATAAAATACAACAACTAATTGATAATATAATAAAAAATTATGAACACAATTAAATTTAAAGGTAAGAATACAATATTCTTAAACGGTATGGAGTACAAAGGTTACAACGTTGGTGATCTACCTCCATCATTTGGCTTCTTCAAAAAACTTACTGGTTTTGATGAAGATGGTAACGAGCAATATAAATATGGTAAATCAAACTGGTTTAACTACAAAGGTTTAACATTTATAGAAGCACCACTAAAATGGTAGTTACTAATATGAAAGAATTATGCGAGTATGTTTCAAATAAAAGAAAAGCTCGCAACCATCAACACAGAGAGCTTCTAAGAATCAACGGGAGCTGCTCTGGTTTGACAGATAGAGAATATAGATATGTAAAGCATAGTCAAAAAAAATCGTTTCCTAAACAATATAAGGCGTCATACAATAAAATATGGCGTGGAAATAACGAAAAATATGACTTAAAAACTTTTAAATTATGAAAGAAATAGACAATATGGTTTATCTAGATGAGATAGATGAGTATGTAACTGCACAAGAATACATAGAATATTTAAAGTATTTACAAACAAAATAATATAAGTAATTGATAATATAATAAAAATGTACTGTAAATGTAAACCAAATACTATTATACCACCAGCTCGAGTAGCACTAGGCTATAATACGTGTGTTGATTGTAGCACAACTAAAAAAGTAAGCTATATACCAATTATAGCTAATAAACAAGTACTTGAAGTACAAGTTGTGTCACAAGAGTTGTCTGCAGCAGTACACAAAGCATGGAGACGCAAGTAAATAAATTAGAAAGATTACTATATCTTACAATAATATGTGGTATCTGTTTCTTTTGTGGTGTATTCTATACGTTCTACAAAATAGATCAGAGAACATGGAATGAAGATATATTAAAAGCTAGAGACATAGAAACGAGGTATATGAATTACCCAACTAAAAGAAATTATAAAAAAGACGACTTAGAAAGAATAATATATGGAAAATAAACTAAAATATAAAAGAAGCTATGTATTTGTACTTGACTTTGAAATAGGTTATGTGTATAGATATGATGTATTTACTCGTGACAGCGAGAAGATAGAAGAATATCTATGTGACTTAGGTCATAATCCTGCAAATATAGAGTGGATGTTAACAAGAAATAAGAAAATAATTAAATAATATGGACAGTAAAAAAGCTTACGAGCAACTAAAAGAAGAAATAGTTGATAGAGAATCAGCATATCTTTGTACTGAATTAGAAAGAGCATTAGACAGAATAATAACGTGGACAGATCCACTTGATGAAACTATGTTCAGAGATATAAAAGCATCAGCCATTAAATTATTAAAAGAATGGCACTTGTAATCATTGATAGATAGTTAGACGAGTAGGTTAATAGGTAAATACACTTTGTCACTTGTGACCATAGGTGATATTTACACGTAACTGAATAGCTAACCGTAACTTAGTTGGAGCACTACCATTAAATTGGCAAGAGGATAACTAAGTTTTTAGGTATCAATAGATTACATAACCCGGCTTAACAGTAAATCGACGCCTCGGCTTCCTTGAGGTATCAGTTGTACAAAGCCAGTCGTAGTGACAGCCGGGTAAAATATTATGGGTTAAAACAAGAAGGACGGTAAGCTCAACGTCAAAAACATTATGTGGTGCCGAAGAGTTGATCGCCCGGCGTGCGTACGGAAGTGTATTATGTGAGACGGCAAACCCCAGAAAGCTTGGGCACTATGCATGGTGCAACCCTTGAAATAGCGGGATAGAGCAGTGGTAGCTCGCGAGGCTCATAACCTCGAGGTCGTAGGTTCGACTCCTACTCCCGCAACTATATGACAAAATGTCATGTTTACAAATATAATATTAACACTAAATGATAATATAATAAAATTAAAACTATGAAAAACACTTGGAAACAACTCAAGCCTCATTATCAAATAAAGATTAGACAGGCTGCGCACAAGTTTAATTCAGCTAAAAGACTTAAGTATATACTTATGGCTTCAGATGGCTGGTATGACTTACAACTAGATACTATTAGAAGCATATTAATGTTTACTGACAAACACAGCTATGATGTTAGCGGTGCAGATATTATGTATGGAAATGAATTTTTAAAATCAACAGACAATGACTAGATGGAGACAAGAACAATTACGACTTGAAAATGCATACGCACGCGCTATGCTTCATGAAGACGGTATCGTAGAAGTTACTACGAAAAGTCAAGAGCACTGATCTGGTCAGGTTTGGCTAGATTAAACTTCTTGCACGAATATGCAAAGAAAAATTACTTAAATAAATAAATATGGCAGAATTATTAACAGATGAGATAATCATCGAACACTTAGAAATGGATGGCTTTATGGAAGAGCCAGATGCGCCGTGGCTACTTGAGTTTATTGAAACTGAGTATGGTGGCAAACTAGACACTGAAAGCGACTTTGTAGATGACAGATGGACATTAAAAATATACAGTGAAATGACTTATGATGGTTATGATATATTTTGGTGTACTTTTGAAGATAAACCTTATGTATCACAAGATGGCTATTACTATGAAGATTACTCTGATTGGTCAAGTAGAACAGTAGAGGAATTAACTTCTGGTACTAATGTATGGATTGATCCTTGCTTATGGGGCGATATGGAATATGAATTTAACTATGAGCTAGAACAATGGTGGACAGACATCTATCAAGAATACTGGGACCAATACAGAGAAGAATTATTAGATTCAGGAGATTATTACGAAGAAAAAGAAGATTAATATGAAATTCTTAGAAAACGGAAACTTTAATGGAATAAAATTTATGGGTAACGGTAATGTCTACAACGGATACCTAAAACAAGAACAAACTTGGAAAGAATATAGAGAGTGGGCACTAAAAAATATATACTAATGAAAGAAACACAAAACACATTACCTAACTGGTTTGAAGGTGAGGTATATGAAGAAGGTGGTACAGTTGAAAACCCATTTAGCGGTGAGCAATGGTCATTAAATGCTGGTGAACTATCTATGTATGACTTAATTATGGGAATTAATTATGTTGGTGATCATAGAGGTTGGGATGATGAGCTAATTGAAACACATCAAAAAGCTTTATCTTGGTTTAGAACTGTAAACCCACAAGCTTATATGGTATTACTAGACTAAACAAACGGGCGCGATGAGGTATTGACCGAGGCCGGGTAACAGTAGACTCAAACTTGATTGTATTGAGTTGAATCCAACCTAACCGTGGTAACGCAGGTTCGAATCCTGCCGCGTCCACTAAAATTTAAATTATGGCAACAAGAAACTTAATAATGGTCGTAGACCGCAAACACAGTAGTAAATACCCAGAAGGTTTTGCTATACATCCTGATCTTGTACGTGACAAGAGTTATGTAAATATGTACATGCACCATGACGGTTATCCTCAATGGCAAGGTGTACAAATTGCTAATTGGTTACTAGCAGGTAATAATGGATGCATGGATGGTGCTAGATTAGCATCTAAACTAGTACATGATATGTATTATGATAGTTGTTATTTATATAATGACGCACAAAATATAGATCACGAGTATAGATATATAATATGGAGTGGTGATAAAGATAAAATACATGTAAGTTGTTGGAATATATACACTAATGATTGTGTATTTGTATTAAAACCTGAAAAGATTATATCTAAATATATGGACGATATGGATTATACTGACTTTGCTAATGGTGAAACTAGAAATGGAGATAAAACATGGAATAAAGATGATATAGCTGAGTATAATAGGATTAGGAGTCACGCTCAAAGAATTGTAGACATACTAACCCATGAAGATTAACATAGATAAATATTTCATATTTATTATGAATATAATTATATTATTACATGTTTAAAAATAGAATTACAATTCAATACACAATACGAATAAAGTAAGATAATATGACTGATGAACAAATCGAACAATTAGCACAACGTGTAGCTAAACTGATAATAAATAACTTACATGAAGGTTTAATTGCTGACTGGCAACCAGATCGAGAAGAAGACTTATTAGCTGAATTAGCTAGATGCATGACTCTATTAAACAGAGCGTTAGATAGAGAAGAATATGAAAAGTGCGAAATATTAAAGAATAAAATACGAACAATAGAAAATAAATTAAAGAACTTATGATAAAACCGATGTTAGCACAAGTGTATGATAGTAATAAATTTACTATTGAATTACACGATAATGTAATGGTGCAACCTAAACTAGACGGTATAAGATGTATTTTCACAAAAGATGGTGCTTATTCAAGAGCAGGTAATAAATTTATGAACCTAGCTCATCTTGAACTAAAACTAGTACAATTTTTTAAGAAAAATCCTGATATTATACTTGACGGCGAGTTGTACAACCACAAACTAAAAGACAATTTTGAAAAGATAGTATCACTAGTTAAAAAGCAAAAGCCTACAGCAGATGATAGACTTGATGCTCAACACTTAATACAATACTATGTATATGATGTAATTCCTGCTAAACCAAGTATGAATAAACTACATCTTGAAAGACATGATTTCTTATGTAAAGAATTTAACAAAAAGAAATATGCTAGAGTTATTGAAGTAACACCAACATACCCGATTGTAAACGAAGAAGTTATGCAAAAGTTTCATAAAGCTTTTTTGAAGCAAGGTTATGAAGGCTCAATAATTAGAGCTAATCAGTTCTATAAAAACAAAAGATCACCGTGGTTACTTAAGGTTAAAGACTTCAGTGACACGGAAGCTACTATAGTTGGCTATGAAGAAGGTAAAGGTAAGAGACAAGGCACGCTTGG